TTTTGATCCTAAGTTTGAAGGATCTAAATTGGAGGATGTGTTAGATACAGCATGTATTTTTATCAGTGTTCCTACAGACAGCACACCAGAAGGCGACTGCGATACTAGTATTATTGACCGCGTGATACAGGAATTAGATGATGCTAATTATAAAGGTCTCGTCTGTATCAAAAGCACTTCGGTTCCTGGAACTACTGATCGTCAACAGGAAAAGCATCCAAATCTAAAATTGGCTTGCGTTCCTGAATTCCTCCGTGCTAAGACTGCATTAGCTGATTTCATTTACAATCACGATGTATTGGTAATTGGTAGTTATCGCGATGAAGACTTTGAGCTAGTCAAAGAGATACATGGCTTCATCCCACGCAATGTAGTTAAAGTAACGCCGATCGAAGCCGAAGTTATCAAATATTTCAACAATGTCAATCACTCTGTACAGATTACTTTTGCTAACATTATCTATGAGATATGTCAAAAGGTTGGCGCAAATTATAATTCTATCTACGGAGCTATTATAAAGCGCGACTGTATCAATCCACATTACTTGTTAGTCAACGAAAAGTTCCGTGAATTTGGAGGACATTGTTTACCTAAAGATACCAAAGCATTGAACAGATTACTACAACAACTTGATCTAAAATTTGATTTGATCCAAGCTACCTTAGATGACAATGATAGGATTGCGAATGGCTAAAATTTTAATTACTGGTGCTAGCGGATTATTAGGTACAGAATTTTGTAAGCAATTAAAAGATGCTGGTCACGAAGTTTGGGCAGTAGATAATCATAGTCGTAGTACTACAATTCCTCCTTGCGACCATTGGGTAAAAATGGATTTGTTAAATAATGATGCTTTTACAGGATATGTAGAGCTACCAACAGATTTTGATTATATCTATCACTATGGTGCTATTAACGGTACTACTAACTTTTACAAAATGCCTAACAAGGTACTAACTAATAACTTTATCTCTGATATTAATATTTTTGAGTTTGCTCGTAAGCAAACAAATTTAAAGCGTTTAGTATATGCGTCAAGCAGTGAGATTGTAGCAGATGATCCTACAAGCCCTGTTTCAGAAAACGCAGATGTCTACATCAAAGATATTCACAACGCTCGCTGGAGTTATCGTTTGGCTAAGATTACTAGTGAAAACTATTTGGCTAATTCAGAACTTCCGTATGTTATGATTCGTTATTTTAATGTTTACGGTGAAAATAGTAAACAAGGCCATTTCTTAGGCGATCAAATTAATAAGATTAAAAACGGTACCTTCTCTGTAATTGGCGCACAAGAAACTCGTTCATTCTGTCATGTTAGTGATGCTATCCGTGCTAGTATCTATGTAGCCGAAAATTGTAATCGTGAATTAGTCAATGTGGGAAACGACCGCGAAATATCAATTGGCGAAGCTGTTAAAGTTATTGCTACAGTAATGGGTCACCCAGATGCTCAATTTGAACAGTTGCCTAGTATGCCTGGTTCTGTAGCTAATCGTCGTCCAGACATTAGCAAATTGCGTTCTATTATGCCCGATTATGCTCCTATGAGTTTTGAAGACGGCATTCGGCAAATCCTCAGTTGACAAATTTCCTATAGATAGTGTATAATATCTAAATACACTACTCTATAGGAACACAATGAAAAAAGTATTTTTAACTTGGCAGGATGTTGAAGGTTATTGTCAAGAAATTTTGCGCCAAATTCAACAGGATGCTTGGCTCCCAGATTATGTAGTTGGGCTTACTCGCGGTGGGTTAGTGCCAGCTAATCTTATTAGTCAATATTTAAATATCCCAATGGAAACTCTTAAAGTAAGCCTGCGAGATGACACTAGTCAACCCGAAAGTAACTTATGGATGGCAGAAGATGCTTTTGGTGATAATGAAAATAACGGCAAAAAAATTCTTATTGTCGATGATATCAATGATACTGGCGCCACATTAAATTATATTAAACAAGATTGGCAAAGTAGCTGCTTGTCAACCGACGAGCGTTGGTTAAATGATATTTGGGGTAAGAATGTTCGTGTAGCGGTATTGTATGATAATGAATCAAGCCAATCAGAGCTTGACATTTCTTATTCTAGTGTTACAATAAACAAAGCTGAAGAAGATCAATGGATCGTCTTTCCATGGGAAAATTGGTGGAGTAATAAATGAGCAAATTAAAAATAGCAGAACTATTTTATAGTATTCAGGGAGAGGGTAGATATATGGGGGTTCCGTCAATCTTCCTCAGAACTTTCGGCTGCAACTTCCGCTGTTCCGGCTTTGGTATGCCTAAAGGTCAACTCAGCACAGAGGTAGAGGACATTGCTGAAGTTGTTCATATGTTTAATAAGTATGAAGAATTGCCCCTTGTTAGTACAGGATGTGATAGCTATGCCAGTTGGGATCCACGCTTTAAAAACCTAAGTCCTTTATTAGAAACAGATCTTATTGCTGAAAGAATTATGGAAATACTTCCATTTGGTCAGTGGGGAACCGAGCACTTAGTTATTACTGGCGGAGAGCCGTTACTAGGCTGGCAACGTGCTTATCCAGACTTATTAAAACATCCGCTTATGTCAAATTTGCGTGAGATTACATTTGAAACAAATGGTACTCAAAAATTAACAGAAGATTTTAAAAAGTTTTTAATTAATTGGCAGTTGGACGGAGCCGGCAAACCTAGGCAAGTTACATTCTCTGTTAGTGCTAAGTTAAGTTGTTCAGGCGAATTGCGTGAAGAGGCCATTAAGCCCGAGGTTGTGTGTGACTATCAAGAAGTAGGTTATACTTACTTAAAATTTGTTGTAGCCACAGAAGAAGATGCTGAAGAAGCATTAACAGTAACACAAATTTATCAATCAGCTGGATTTAAAGGCCCGGTGTACTTAATGCCAGTGGGTGGTGTTGAAAGTGTGTATGCGTTAAACAATCGTCGTGTAGCTGAGTTAGCCATGGCAAATGGATTACGCTATAGCGATAGACTTCAGGTGCCATTGTTTAAAAATGAGTGGGGTACTTAATTGCCGGTTCCATTCGAAACACAGGATTGGTATGATGCATTCTTTAGAAAAGCACAATGGAAATTAGCATTTGCTTGGATCCCGTGTCGCTGTTTGGTAAGTAATAGATGGATTTGGTTAGAGCTAGGTTATTACGGCGAAGCTGTTTGGACAGGTCCTGGTACGCCAGTTTTTGAAAATTACTGGCTATCTAAAGAAGAGTTTTTAGTATGGCAGTTAAAAGGGATATAATATGTTAGAAAAATTAAAAAGTTTATTTAAAAAGAAAAAGATTGCCGAAGTAGCACAAGAGCAAACTAAATCAGCTAAACAAATTGCTACTGATAAAGGCGAGGCATATTTTGCAGTATTAAGCATGGAACTTGATCCTAATGATATCAATAATGGCGCATTTGAATTTGATTGGAACGACAAGATGATTGCTGATTTAGTACGGCATGGTTATATGATGAATCCTAAAGATACCGATGCTGATATTATTGACCGTTGGTTTACAGCAGTATGCCGTAATGTGGTATTAGAAACTGCTGAACAATACGAAGCTATGAACAATCGTGTTGTTAAAACCAGAGATGTTGGCGATGGCAGGAGTGAAGTAAGTTGATATTTAATCATGTTCGCAGACTTACAGAAGAAGGTAAAAAAATTGGTATTACCTTTAGTACATTTGATATGTTGCACGCAGGGCATATTGCCATGCTTGCCGAAGCAAAAAATCATTGCGATTATTTAATTTGCGGATTACAAACAGATCCTACTATTGACCGACCAGATACAAAAAACAAACCTGTACAAAGTATTGTAGAGCGCCAAATACAGTTAGCAGCATGTCGCTATGTTGATGAAGTGGTTGTTTACCAAACAGAACAAGACCTAATTGACTTGTTATTAATACTACCTATTGATATTCGTGTGTTAGGAGTTGAGTATGAAGATAAAGAATATACTGGTAAACAAGAATGTTGGCATCGTGGCATCGAATGTATATTCAACGGACGGGATCATAGTTTCAGTTCCAGCAGTCTACGCAAACGAGTAGTAGAGGCAGAGACATTTAAAGCATTAAGCACTAAATCTAGCACATCAAATACTAGTGATAAATTAACCGACCCGTATACACAAACAAAATGATTTTATACATAAATGGCGATAGCCATACGACTGCCGCAGAAGCAAGTAATCAATATATTGTAGCCGGTGAAGATCCAAGATTTGTACATTTACGCACATTGCCACATCCTGAAAACTTAGCGATAAGTTGGGGTAAACTATTAAGTTTATCATTACGAGCCGGATTTCATTGCGAAGCATTTTCTGACAATACCGTTGATAAAATTTTAAAAGCTACCAACAAATGGCTTAAGGAAAAAAGTAGTGCTGATTTGATTATCATCCAATGGCCTGCTCAACTAGAAGACGAAAAGAAAATTTGGAAATTACATCAAAAGCTGAATAAACAAAAGATTAAGCATATATTTTTTAATAGTAGCCAAACTGTCAGTAATCAATTTGACTGGGATAATAATTATATTAATGATACTTACGAAGGAAAACTTCAATCAAGTAATTTGGAAACAGTTAGCCCAAATTCTAAACATTTTGGCAAGGACGGACATGTCGTTTGGCATCGTTTTTTATTAAATTATGTTATTACCAACAATTTCATTTGACATTTAATACAAACCCTGCTATACTAGTTGTATGAAATATGTTCTTATAGATACCGCTAATCTTTTTTTTCGTGCTAGACATGGAGCATTCCGTGCCAGTGATACTTGGGAAAAAGTAGGATTTGCCCTCCATGTTACTTTAATGGCTGCCAATAAAATGGCCCGCAGGTTTGAAGCGGACCATGTGGTTTTTGCCTTAGAAGGGCGCAGTTGGCGCAAAGACTTTTATAAACCATACAAAGCCAATCGTACTGTGGCTAGACAAGCTCTTACCGAAGCAGAAGTAGAAGAAGATAAGATGTTCTGGGAAACCTATGATTCCTTGACTAAATACTTGTCTGAAAAGACCAATTGTAGCGTGATACAATGCCCAACAGCAGAGGGCGATGATATTATAGCTCGTTGGATAGCGTTACATCCACAAGACGAACATGTTATTATCAGCAGTGATACTGACTTTGTTCAATTATTAGCAAAAAATGTCAAGCAGTACAACGGAATTACCGACGAATTACACACAGTAGAAGGAATTTTTGATGCTAAAGGCAAACAAGTCATCGACAAGAAGACTAAGGAACCTAAAACGGTGCCGGACCCAGAATGGTTACTTTTTGAGAAGTGCATGCGAGGCGATTCGTCTGACAATGTTTTTTCAGCGTTTCCTGGAGTGCGTACAAAAGGCACCAAGAACAAAGTTGGTTTACAGGAAGCGTATGCTGATA